ATCTAAATCATTATAATTATTTTTTTAAAAATAATTTCTTTTTATATATTATAATAATGAATTATAAAATGAAAAAGGGCGGTAATGAACATGTTATGAATGATACTGAAATGAATTTTGATGATAAAATTATTAACAAAGAAGTTGATGTTGCAAATGAGCAAAATGGTGGTCGTCGCCGCCGTCGTCGTTCATCGGCACATAAACACAGTAAAAAGCGCAGAAGCACTAAACGCAGAAGCACTAAACGCAGAAGCACTAAACATCGTGGAGGCGAGGGTGTTTTAGCAACTGCTGCTTTACCTTTTGGTCTTTTAGGACTTAATAGTGTTTTTGGCATGAAGCGTCGTGGCAACCGTACGCATAAACGACCTTCACGTAAAAATCGTAAGTAAATAAACGTATTTAATTTGTAAAATAATATAAAAATAATAATTAGTATTAATTTAATTATTATTTTTATTTAAAGATAATAAACATGAGTTTTGAAGAAAAAATCCAAAAGTGGGTTTTAATAGATAATCAGCAACGTTTATTAACTAATAAAACAAAGCAATTACGTGATCAAAAAAATACATTAGAAGAAGAAATTTTTCAACATATATCCTCTAATAACTTAACAAATAGTAATTTAAATATTTCCGATGGAAAATTAAAATTTGTGAATGTTAAACAAACACAACCGACCACCTTAAAATATATAGAACAATGTTTACTTAAATGTATTAAAAATGAAGAACATGTGAAACAGATTATGACTTATATTAAAGAGACAAGAATTGTTAAATACACTCAAGATATTAAACGGTTTTATGCTAATAATTAAATAGTTATATATAAATATTTATAACTATTTATATATATATATACATAACTATTTATACAAATAATAGATGAATGATAATTTAAAATACAATAATCAGGATATTTTCCATGATACAGATATGATAATGCCAAATAGTGGATATTCGTTAAAATCTGCGTTCTCATTTGTAGGTGGAAAGAAATTAGATAATAATAAATATAACAAGAGTAAAATTTCCAATTCAATAAGTGAAGAATTAAATTTAGATAATTTAGCAATTCCGCCAAGTTTATATTATATGGAATATGCGATAAGTCCTTCTTATTATTTCACGAATACTTATGAGAATATTAATAATGAGGATGATAATCAGGAACATCGTGACAATGATAATGAAAATAAGGATAAAATTATTTCAGATAGTCTATATGATAAATTACTTTTATTAGCAGAAGATACTTCGCGACGACAAAAAAAATATACAAAACGCAATAATCAAAATGTTCAAAATGATAAAAATGATAAAAATAAAAAAACTAACAAGAGAAAAACAAGAAGAAATAAATAAAATAAAATAAAATAAAAAGATATTAAATAATAATTATATTTTATAGTATGATATATTATATTATATTATATTAATAATAATGACATCTACTAATAATAAAAATACAATTGGAAACTATAATTTAGAACAAAGAACATTTGATTTAGCAAGAATGTATAATAAATTTGAAAATTCTCAGTATGGACGTGCATACCATGAGACTATGCCATCTTTAGGAATTACCCCATCACATATGCCAAGAGATGCTTTATCTTATAATGCTATTGAAATAGAAACTGCTTTATTTGGAATTAATTCAACAAATTTAGTTTCTCCACGTACTCCATTGCAACCTAAATTAAAAAATATAGAAGTTATTGATTATTTTGAGAGGTTACCGATACTATTGCCAAAACCCTTAGTAATTGAAAATAAACAAAGACCCTATTGGTAATTAAATAATATTATATATAATATTTTATATAATATTTTAATATATTATATAAATACAATGGCATTTACACGTTTTCATGATGACCCATGTAGAATAAAAAAACAATTACAAGAGTCAACTGGAACGGGAAGATATATGTTAAATGTTCCGGGGAATGGAATAGATATGCCATTTAATGAAGACCCTTTTATTAGAATGCAAAAATGGGGGGCAAATTTAATGACAAATACAATAAATTTAGAAAGTGATTTATTAGGAATGACGCGCCCTATTAATAATGATTGTAAAGATAAAAATAATTATAAATCTCATGCTGTTAAAACATCCACGATAAAATATCCTTCTGTCAATCCGACAACTGAACAACCGAGAGCAACACATCCGGCATGGACAGCACGAGATTTAGAGCAAGTTGATTGGTATGTTCTTCCTTTAAATCCACAGGAAAATACGTGTTTTCCTTTTGAAAATAATGTAAGTACACGAATAATGGAAAAAAATTCTTTCATTCCGTGTGCTCCGCAAATCAATAATATGAATTTTTAATATTTTATAATATTTTATGATAGTTAAAAATATTTTATGATAGTTAAAAATATTATATTTAGAACAGAATAGTAATATTATATTATAATATATTATTATATTACTATATTTTAAATAATATATAATGGTAGAATTAGCAATTCCATTAATGGTTCTAGGCACTATGTATGTCGCATCAAATCAAGAAATTTATAAGAATAATAAAAATAACAATCTAAAAAAAGACGGATTTACAAATATGACACAAACACGAAATGAATTGCCTGGAATTAATCCTCAAATACATCCAAAAAATTATCCAATAAATTCTAAAAATGTAAGTAATTCAAATGTAAGTAATTATTCTAACCCAAATCAACATACTGATAAATATTATGATTCTAATAACTTTTCAAACGTCGAAAAAACCAATTCTAGTTATAGTGTAGGTGGTAGCGTTAAACAGAATTATTCATTAACCGGCAATCAAATTAATACAACTGATTTCAAACATAATAATATGGTACCTTTTTTTGGCGCGAAAATAAAAGGTGCTACGATTGATACGAATGTAGCAGAAAGCGCATTAGATCATATGCAGGGACAAGGTTCACAATTTATAAAAAAACAAGAACAGGCGCCACTTTTTCAACCTCACCAGAATTTACAATACGCAAATGGTGCTCCAAATGTGAGCGACTTTATCCAATCACGGGTAAACCCAAGCATGCGTATGGCAAATGTAAAACCATGGGAAGAAGAACGCATTGCGCCAGGGTTGAATAAAGGATATACAACAACAGGTGGTGCAGGATTTAATGCCGGCATGGAATCCCGTGACTCGTGGTTACCTAAAACAGTAAATGAATTAAGAGTCGATACAAATCCTAAAACTACATTTGGATTATCGGGACATGAAGGACCAGCAAATTCTATGATTAAAGCATCACCTGCAAGTGAGACACACGGTAGAGTAGAGAAAAAACTTCCGGATTCTTATTATACGGTTGGGCCTGAACGTTGGTTTACAACAACTGGATTAGAAAAGGCACAAACAGCAAGAGGAACTGAGGTGTTGCGTGATGTAAACCGAATAACTACGACTGAGGAATATTATGGCAGTGGTAAACTGAACAATGAAGCATCATATGCTAAAGGGGAGTATGAACAACCTAAACGTGTAGTATTAGAACCTAAGCATGTTATTAATATCAGTGCTTCTGGAAGATATGCGCCAACTATTGCTGACCATGGGGTTCAAAGTTATAAATCTTTACCCAATAATAGGTCTACTACAAAAAATCCAGTTGAGTTTGGTATAGTAAGTGGAATAGTAAACGCAATTGTATCACCATTAATGGATGTATTAAGACCATCAAGAAAAGAAAATGTTATTGGTAACATAAGATCAAGTGGAAACGCCGGTTCAATTATATCAAAGGGAACAGTTTTTAATCCAGCAGATAGAACAAAAACCACAATTAGAGAAATGACAGAAGGAAGATTAGATTGTAATCATTTAAATATTGAGAATCAAAATGGAACAGGATATATCGTAAATGAACATCAACCGGTTCAATTGCAGAGAGATACAACAAACACGTCGTATTCTGGCGTCGCCGGTCCTGCGATTCAACAAGCAACAAAAAGTTATGAATCCGCTTATATGCAGCATAATAATGTAAATAAAACTTACCCGAACCGTCCAAATCAGGGAGGAACACAAATATTTAATCAAACTGATAATATTAGTATTCAACGAAAAGATTCAGATAGAAATAACAACCGTGAGTTTGTACCTTATTCCGGAGAGTTCAATATTCCAACAATGGAAACACACGGAAAAATTAGAGCAGGACAACAATACGATCAAAATATGTCGTGTGAGCGAATCAATCCTGATATATTAACTGCGTTTAAAAATAATCCATATACACAAAGTCTTAATAGTTGGGTGTAAAATAATATGTAATTTTATTATATTTTAATATGCATGTCTATTAAAAATATAATAAAAGGTCCGACTTATATAAACGCATTAATCTTTAATTTAGGATATTTATAAAATAATAATTTTATAAAATAAAAAATAATATAGAATTATAATATATAATATGAAATCTTATAAAAACCGTTCCTATAAAAAGAAACATTCTTTGCGTGGTGGAGAAGATTCGTCATTCACGGATACTTTAAACACATCATTGGAAACAATTACACCTAATTTTTTAATGCAGAAAGAAGAATCATGGTATGAAAAAATAAAAAATAAAGCAACTTCATTAAAAGGAACAGCATTATCATTCTTTGGGGGGAGCAGAAAAAATACCAAAAAACGTGTTCGTTTTAGCACTCGTAATAAAGGGAATTGTAGTGGATGTAAAACAATAAAAAAATCTTTATGTAATCATCGAGGTACATTAAAGAAATCTATTAAAGGGCGGAGTTGTAACAAGAAAACCGGTCCTAAATGTAAATAAACTATTTAATTAATAATTTAATTTTATAAAATGTAAATAAATAGTTTATAAAATTTAATAATTAAATTTTTATTTTATTTTTGAATAACCGCATCAAAATATATAGACCAAATAAACTTAATGCGCTGTAATATATTTTAATATAAATATCATCAGGCATTTTACTATAATTTATTTTATTAGTACCATATTTATCGTTATCGTTATCGTTATCGTTTAACGTTTCAAACGATTCAACTATTTTAA